TTGCAACAAACTGCATCATTGACCAGTATGGTCGCATGGGTTCACGCAAAGGTTGGTCAAGGGTCAATTCATCTAGTGGCGATCTAGGCGCTAATGACGTAACAGTATTGCATGAGTTAGTTCAGGCTGACGGAACTTTGACTGTATTGTTTGCTGGAAACAACAAGATTTTCAAACTTGGTGCAAGCAATGTTGTTACTGAACTTACCTATGGTGGGGGGGGTACTGCTCCAACGATTACCGCAAGTAATTGGCAATGTGCATCCTTGAATGGCATCACTTACTTTTTTCAGACTGGTCACAATCCTCTGATCTATGACCCTGCTGTTAGCACTACAACATATCGTAGGGTTAGTGAGAAAACAGGTTATGCGGCTACTGTGCCTGACGCTAATATTGTTATATCAGCGTTTGGTAGATTGTGGGCGGCAGATACTGTTACAAACAATTCTACTGTTTACTTTAGCGATTTGATTGCGGGTCATGTATGGTCTACAGGCACTGCTGGTAGTTTGAACGTAAACAATGTTTGGCCTAATGGTGCTGACCAAATAACTGGTTTAGCGGCTCACAATGGATTCTTGTTTATCTTTGGTAAACGTCAGATTCTTGTTTATGCTGGCGCTACTGCACCATCTACTATGACACTAAGTGACACTGTTGAGGGTATTGGTTGCATTGCTAGAGACAGCATTCAGACAACCAGCACTGATGTTTTGTTCTTGTCTAACTCTGGTGTCAGATCATTGATGAGAACAATTCAAGAAAAGTCTGCTCCTGAGAGAGACTTATCTAAGAATATTCGTAATGACTTAATGTCTATTGTTGCTGGCGAGACATCGGCAAACATCAAGTCTGTCTATTCTGAGCGTGAAGCGTTTTACTTGTTGACTACGCCATCTACAAGCAGTGTATTTTGCTTTGATACCAAGGCTTATTTGCCTAATGGTGCGGCAAGGGCAACAACTTGGGACTCTATAACTCCAATGGCTTTTCTATCACGCCGTGATGGTAGTTTATACATTGGTAAAAATGGTTATATTGGTTTGTACGATACTTACCAAGACTATCAATCTTCATATCGTATGTTGTACTACACAAACCATGCAGACCTTGGAAATCAGAATCAAACTTCTATTTTGAAGAAGTTATCCATTGTGGTTATTGGTGGTACAAATCAGACTGTTACCTTTAAGTGGGGCTTTGACTTCAAGACAAACTATTTGTCTGACAACGATACCATTCCATCACAAGGTGAATCTTATTATGGAATTGGTCAATACAACAATCCTAATGGTCAAGTGGTGACAATTACCAATGCAAGTCCTGCTGTAATTACCTCTGTTGATGGTTCTGCTTTTGTAAATGACAACAATGTAACTTTAACAACAACTGGTACTTTGCCATCAGGATTGAGTACAGCAACAACTTATTACATTGTGAACACCACTGGCACTACTTGTAATTTGTCTACTACTTCAGGTGGTAGTGCAATCAATACAAGCAGTGCTGGTTCAGGAACTCACACACTTCAACATACTTCTTCTGCTACAACAACTCAATACTCTGATGGAGTTGCTTTACAGACTTTGGTTGTTTCAGCATCAGGAAGTGGCAAGGTTGTTCAAACTGGATATGAAACAAACATAAATGGTACAGCGTTGTCTATTCAAAAGATTGAAATTCAAGCCAAAAACGGCAAAGTAAGTTAAAGGGGTAACTATGTCAGACTACACAAAATCAACCAACTTTGCTACCAAAGACAACCTGTCTTCTGGCAATCCTTTAAAGATTGTCAAAGGAACTGAGATTGACACTGAATTTAACAATATTCAAACTGCTGTTGCAACTAAGGCTGATCTTGTAAGCCCTACCTTTACGGGTACACCAACACTACCAACTGGTACGATTGCTGTAACGCAATCTAGTGGTAATAGTACAACTGCAATAGCTACAACTGCTTTTGTGCAAGCGGCGGCGGCATTAACTTTAGCCGCAATATATCCTGTTGGCTCGATATACACAAATGCAACTGTCAGCACAAACCCTGCAACTTTGCTTGGTTTTGGTACATGGACTGCATTCGGCGCTGGTCGTGTAATGATTGGTAATGGTGGTGGTTTTAGTGCTGGTGCTACTGGTGGTAGTGCAGATGCTGTTGTTGTTAGCCACACTCACACTGCAACTTCTACTGATTCTGGTCACACCCATGTGATGTCTGCAAATAGTGCAAGACCAATAACAGGTAGTGCGGCTTTATATGCCGCATTAGATGGTGGTGTTTCTGGATCTTCCTCTACACAATCATCAACTGCAAACATTACAACAACAATTTCAACTACTGGTGTAAGTGCAACAAACGCAAACTTGCCTCCTTATATCGTTGTCTATATGTGGCAAAGAACAGCATGATGATGCAAGACCCTGAATTTCGCATTACTCATCATTTCAGTGATGGGTTGTATGCCAAAGAGTCATTCTTCACGGCTGGAATGGCTATTCTGAAGCATACGCACAATTTCAGTCATTTGTCGATATTGGCTCATGGCAAGGTTGCTGTTTTGCGTGGCACTGAGATTGATATTGTTTCTGCTCCTGCTTGCATTGAGATTGAGGCTGGTGTGACTCATGGCGTAAAAGCCATTACAGATTGTGTTTGGTTTTGTATTCATGCCACAGACGAGAAAGACCCGTCTAAAGTGGATGATATTTTGATTAAAGGAGATTGATATGCCAATAGGATGGGCAATGGCGGGAAGCGCCGCTTTAAATTACTTAGGAGCGCAAGAACAAGCTGGCGCTACAGAGGCGGCGGCTAACACTTCTGCGGCGGCTCAACGTGAAGCGGCACGAATGGCGGCTGAAGCGGCTAGATTTCGCCCTGTTGGGATTACTACTCGTTATGGTGCTTCCAACTTTCAAATGTCTCCTGAAGGCTACTTAACTGGTGCTGGTTATAACGTCAGCCCTGAACTAAGAGCCTATCAAGATCGTTTGATGGGTTTAACTGGTGGCGCTTTAACTCAAGCAGAACAGGCTCAACAACAGTATGCCCCTTTGTCTACAGCGGCTACAGGGTTGTTTGGCTTGGGTCAGCAGTATCTTGCACAGAGTCCTGAACAGGTTGCGGCTAAATACATCCAACAACAACAGGATTTGCTTGCACCTGTTCGTGAGCGTCAGATGGCTCAGTTGCAGAACCAGTTGTTCCAACAAGGTCGTGGCGGCTTGTCTGTAGGTGCTACAGGTACTAGACCAAGTGGTGCGGCTGGATTGGGTGCTACAACACCTGAGATGGAAGCCTACTACAACGCTATTGCTCAACAGGATGCTCAGTTGGCGGCACAAGCACAGCAAGCTGGTCAACAGAATGTTGCGTTTGGCGCTGGACTGTTTGGTACTGGTGCAGGGATGTTAGGTCAGTATCAAGCTGGTCAAGTTGGTGCATTGAGTCCATTCTCAACCTATTTGGGTGCTGGTCAGACTATTGAAGAACTTGGACAAGCGCCATTGAAGTTAGGTGCGGCTTTGGGTGGTCAAGCGGCGGCTTATGGTGGTAATGTTGGTCAAGCATTATTGCAAGGTGGTCTCAGTGCCGCTAAGACTCAACAAGCTGGACAAGGATATAGCCCTTTAGCTGGTTTGTTGCAGGGAATTGGTAGCAATCCAAGATTGCAAACTGGATTTGAGAATGCCTATAACAATTACACAATGAACAGAAATATTGAGGGCGCACTTACACAATCTGCAAATCCATATGGTAATCCAATGAGTGCAGAACAAATGGACAGAATGAGTTACGGATACTATTAAGGAATAATCATGGCATCAGAAATTCTCGGTTTATTTACTACTCCTGAACAGTACCAACTTGCTCAACAGGAAGCACAACAGGCTCAAGCCGCTAGATATGCACAACTTGACCCAATGGCTCGTGCTAACTATGGGGTTTATCGTGCTGGTCAACAGTTAGCCAATACTATTGGTGGTGCTTTGGGTGGTGAAGACCCACAGTTAAAGCTGATTTCAATGCGTCAACAGTTGGCTAGTCAGTTAGACCAAAACAATCCTGATTCGTACATGATGGTTGCTGAACAAGCTAGACGAGGTGGTGACCCACAGTTTGCTATGGCTATTTCAGATGCTTATAGACAGTTACAAACTGGTGCGGCTACTTTGAAGAAAACAAATCTTGAAGCGCAAAAAGCTGAGTTGAGCATTCAACAAGAAAAAGACTTTCGTGATGAGTTGTCTAGGTTGGTTAATCCAACAGAAGAAGATATTTTGCGTGTTGCTACTAAGTATGGTTCTTCTGATAAGGTATTGTCTGTAATACAAGCGGCTATTACTAAAGCGGCTGATCGTCAAATAAGACTTGATATTGAGCGTGAAAAGATAGACGCTAGAGCAAGCGAAAAACTTAAAGATATTGAATACAAAAAAGAAAGAGATTTGCAAAACGCAAAAGATGAAAAAGAACGAGCTCAAATTAGAGCAGAAGCACAATTACAAGTTGCACAAATAATGACGGATTCTAGAGAAGCTATGGCTAAATTAGCTTCTTCATTAAGACAGCCTCCTGCTCCATCTGTTACAACTATTGTTGACCCGACTAATCCTAATCAAATGATTTCAATTGATACACGCCAATACAAGGGCGGCGGCATTGGCTCTGTTGGAGTTATTGGGGTTTCAGGCAAAGAACCTACAGCGGCTGTTAAAGAAACTAAAGCTACAGAAGGTAAGGCGCAATTAAAAGATCAACTTGAAGATTTAAGAGCATCATTTACTAATTTAAATGAAAGCAGATCAATAGTGAGCGAAGAGAGAAATCCAGTTTCTAATGTTTTGTCTTATGTTCAAGGAAGTTCTGTTGGTCAAATAGGCGGTAAAGTTTTAGGAACAAAGGCTCAAACAGACCGAAATTTAATAAATAGTGCAAAACAAAGAATTGCTCAAGCAATTAAAAATGCTACGGGTATGTCATCTCAACAACTTAACTCAAACTTTGAATTGAAATCAATGCTTGATTCTTTGTCTGATGTAAACCTTGGATATGAAGCATCAATGAAAATTATTGATCGATTGGAAAGAGATTATGTTACAGGCGGTGGCATGAACAAAGAAACTCCTCCAAAGAAAACACTTTCGGCAGAAGATCAAAAAGCATTAAATTGGGCAAATTCAAATCCAAATGATCCAAGATCTGCAAAAATTAAATCAAGTTTGGGAGTTAAATAAAATGGCTGAACCAAATTTTGACCCAGATAAATATTTGGCAACAAAGCCCCCAACTGAAGATTTTGATCCTGATGCCTTTTTAAGATTAATAGAAACTTCTTTTTCTGGCGATGGGTTTCAACCAACTCCAACTGGTACTGTTGTAGATCAAATCCCAACTGGCGGTTATCCTCGTGCTCCTGTGTTTGTGCAAACACCTAACTTGTCTACAGGTCAAAAGGTCTATCAAAATATAGTTAGACCTGTTCTTGCTCCAACTGTAGAAATGGGTGGTGCTGTTGGTGGTGGTTTACTAGGCACACCATTAGGACTTGGTGGCGCTGTTGCTGGTTCTGGTCTTGGTTATGGTATGGCAAAAGAAGGATTAGAAAATATTGATGTTGCACTTGGTTTAAAACCACCAAGACAAGGTGCGGCTCTTTTAACTCAGCCACTTGGAAATGTGCTTGAAGGCGCTACCTATGAGGCTGGCGGTAGAGTTGTTGCCCCATATATTGCAAAAGGTGTCAATAAACTTATTGATATGGGTTCATCTGCACAGCTTAAAGCCGCTGGTATTGCGAGATCATCATTAGGAGATGATATACCACAAGTTTTAAGAACTTTAAAAAATGCGCCTCCCAATGCAAGTGTTGCAGAAATTACTGCTTCTATTGAAAATCCGACATGGCAAGCATTAATACAAGAAGCATTAGAGCGTGACCCTCAGTTTTTAAGAAAATCTCAATTATTTGGTGAAGAAGAATCACTGAAGGCATTATCAAGACTAGCTGGTGGTGAAAATGCCGCAGAGGTTCGTGCGGTTTTAGAAAATGCGAAAAAAGCCCTAAATGTTACGACTACACCACAACGTGAAGCCGCATTAAGTCGTGCTAATCTTGGAAAAGATGTGGCTGAATACGAAGCTACGGCAGGAAAATTGAGTGAAGCCGCCGCCGCAAAAGTAGCAGACGTTAGACGTTTAATAAATGCTGGTCAGTTAGCCGAGGCTTCTGCAAGACTTGATTTAATAAAAGCTGGTCTTCCTGTCGGATTTAGTAGACATACATATAAAGGTGATCTTGCGGTTATGGCAGATCGTTGGGCATCTGATGCCGCCAATGCATCACTTGATTTAGGTCAAGGTGCAAGATTTAGTCAAGCCGCCGCCGATTCTTTAAAATCGTTTGGTATACAACCATTAAAAACTGATTCTTTAATTAGCTCTATTAACAAGATTACAAAAAATCCAAAGTTTGCTGGAAACAAAGATTTATTAAACTCAGTAGAGGCTGTTGCAGATGATATTGCTACATGGACAGACAGCAATGGCGTTATTGATGTTAACGCTCTAGAAGCCATCCGCAAAAATTCAGTTAATGGTGTTATTCGACGACTTTATCCAAATGCTGATGCAACAACACAAGCTAGGCTTGCTTCAGACGTTGTTGGTTCAATTAGACCTTTGATAGATGATGCTATTGAAGCTACTGGTGGAACAGGATGGAAGAATTATTTGTCTAACTACAGACAGGGAATGCAAAAAATTGCAGAGCGAGAATTAACTGGTGAAGCATTGGTCTTATGGAAGACAGACAAAGATGCATTTGCTCGTTTAGTTCAAAATGAATCTCCTGACACAGTTGAAAAAGTGCTTGGTATTGGAAAATACGACATTGCTAAAGAATTGTCTGAAGGTGCGTTAGATGTTTTAAGGAAACAAGCTAACAAGCGTATGACTCAACTGTCTGTTCAATCTCAAATTACTCAAGGTCAAAAGGCGCTTTCTGATTTAATTAAACAAAATACGTCAGTCATGCGTTTCCCATCACTTCTTAATGTGTTTGCAACTGCTGGTAATAAGGTGTTAAGTGAGTATGAAAAAGCAATTGGTGCAAAGACAATGAAAATTTTGACTGATGCAATGAAAACACCAGAAGGTGCGGCAAATCTTTTAGAAACATTACCACAAGCAGAGAGAAGTAGAGTTACAGAGTTGCTTTTAGATCCTAGTTTGGTTAGGGCAACAATTCAAGAAACTAATAGAGAATAAGGACACAAAATTGATCCAATCTCTATTTGTCTTCTTGCGGCTGGCTTGGTTAAAAACATCCAAGCTGGCTGTGACCTCTATAAGCAAGCTAAAGAGTCTTTTGTTGAAATCAGGAACACTGCTAATGAAGTTGTCGCTATTGGCAAAGAAGTTAAAGGATTTTGGGGT